TGGCAATCTGCATGGCGGATCGCTCATCGACGCGCTCGCCGCTGTCTGCACGCCCGAAGACGAACAGCCCGCCGGAATCCCGGACGTTATCCTGGATGTCGGGCAACTTTCTTTCAGGCGCGTCCCGCGGCCTGGAAAAGCTGAACCACTGTCGTATTCCCATATGCAATCTCCCTTCAGAATGCCCAGAGCCCATGCTCCGGGTCGTCATAAACGCTGCCCTGCTGTTCATGGCGGATGGCCCTGTCCAGAGCCATGATCAGGGCGACGATGCCGTCAATTTTCTCGGTGGCTTTCTTCTTGCTGGGCTTGATGTTCTCGGCGGCGTCGATTTCCGCCACCACATTCCCGGCCATCCATCGCAGAACAGGATTGCCACCGTGGATAACCTTGCCTTCCAGCAGCAGCTTGTACAGCTCCTTCATGCCAGGACTCATGTCCTTGAAGCCCATGCCGATGGGCACCATGACGAAGCCGTCGCCTTCGAGGTCTGTGATCAGCTGAGTCGCGTTCCAGCGGTCCACACCAATCTCCATGATGTGATACTGCGTTCCAAGCTCATTGATGGTTCTGCGCACGAAGTTGTAATCGACGACATTGCCCTCGGTGATGTGGAACAGACCCAGCTTCTCCCAGACGTCGTAAGGCACATGATCCCTGCGGACGCGCAGGTCGAGCGTTTCCCTGGGCAGCCAGAAATGCGGGACGACGACATATTTGTCGCCCTCGGCCAGCGGCGGAAACACCATGACAAAAGCCGTGATGTCGCTGGTGCTGGACAGGTCCAGCCCGCAGTAACAATCGCGGCCTTTGAGGGATTCCATGTCGATTGGGATGTTGCCCCTGTCGTAGATGTGCTCGGGGATCCAGGCCACCGCGCTGCCGACCCACTGATCGAGGCGCAGCTGCCGGAACACGTTCTCTTCTGCCAGATTCTGCAGCGCTTCGCGGTGGGCGTCACGCACACGGTCGATCTGAATGGTGTAGCCGAGAGACGGATTCGCCTTGTACCAGCTGGACTCGGCATTCCAGTCCTCGCCATCGTCCAGGCCGTATATCACAGGGTAGAACGACGGGTCGATGCGCTTGCCGTCCAGGATGTCCTTTGCCTTGGAATGATACTCGAAGCAGATGCTGTTCCGATCTGTGCCCGCTGTCGTAATCAGGAAGTACAGCGGCTGGGTCCGCGCGTCGCCGGAGCCTTTGGTCAGCACGTCCACCAGGTTGCGATTCGGCTGCGCGTGCAGCTCATCCAGCACAAGTCCTGAGACATTCAGGCCATGCTTGGTCCCTACCTCCGCAGACAATACCTGGTAGAAGCCTACGTTGGAGTAATTGACCAGGCGCTTGGTCGCCGCAGCGATCTTGCTGCGCTTGAACAGGGCCGGCGTCATTTCCACCATGCGCTTGGCGACATCAAAGACGATGGACGCCTGTTGGCGGTCCGCCGCGGCTCCGTAGACCTCGGCGGAGGGTTCGCCGTCCGCGTACAGCAGATACAGCGCGACAGCCGCGGCAAGCTCGGACTTTCCGTTCTTCTTGGGTATCTCCACATAAGCCGTCCGGAACTGGCGCGTACTGTCTGCTTTCACGATGCCGAACACGTCACGGATGATCTGCTCCTGCCAGGGCAGCAGCCAGAACGGTTTGCCGCTCCACCTGCCCTTTGTGTGACAGAGGTTTTCGATAAACCGCACCGCGCGATCCGCCTTCGCGGAATCGTAGTGTGAATCCGGCAGCATGAACCGTGAGGGCGTGTAGCTTTCCAGCTTCGGATACCCGACGGGTCTTTCCTTCACCATAAATGCTATCTGCCTCCCAGCAAGTCTTCCATGTCATCGCCGCTTCCTCCGATGTTCTCCGCGATGATGCGGCTGCGCGCCGAAGGCGTCAGCCCCAGCTGCTCGGCGCAGCGGTTCATGAGCTTGGCATAGTTCTGCGCAATGGCCACCTGGGGGAACTGCTGCGGATATCCGGACGGTGTGATGAAGAACAGGCCGCGCTGCGTCAGGAACTCATCCGCCTCTTTCCACTTCGCAAAGGCGTCGCAGTAGGTGGCGAACACAGCCATGTCCAGCTCCGTCAGTACGCCGAGGGCCTCCAGCTTTTTCACCAGCCGGCGCCACTCACGCTTCGCATCGTCCGACAGCCACTTCGGACAGGCCGGCGCCTTCCGGAGCGGCTTGGGCTCGTTCGGATTCAGCGGCCTGTGGCCGGGATTACCCTCAAGCTCCTTAATGGCAGTCGGGGTCGGTTTCCTGCCTCTCTGGGCCATATCGGTCTCGCCTCCCTCCGTGATGGCATAAGAAAAGCCCCGCAGGATTGCTCCTGTGAGGCTTGGTTCTCGTCTGTTTTTCGACAATACCATTATACCCCCTAAGGGGGGTCTCTTCAAGTGGTCTACATGTGCATTCTATGTGCATTACCGGTCTCTTCTTCTGGATTCACAGTGCGTAGACAGATCAAAGCGCCTCTCGGCGCCTTGATCCCTGATTCGATTACTTGCACTTTGCTTCCAGCCAGTCGGCGTATTCAGATTCAAGATCGGCCTGCTCGATGACGCCGTAGGCCGTGGTGAACCGTGCCCGCTGCGCCTCAATCTTCTCAGCGTTTTCGTCGCTGTGCTGCATCATCCAAATGAGGTTGTCCCGCTCCGTCATGGTGGTCTCGAAGAGAATCACCTTCAGCTTATCCATCGCTCCATCCTCCCTTTCTCAGTGCGCCATCGCCCAGGCGATTGCGTGGCCATTGTCCTCGAAAAACTCCTCGCTGACCGCCGTCAACCTGATCTCGCCCTCGCAGGAAAGGTCATCGTCGGTGTGGGTGTACACCGCGCCGAAGTAGCTGTTCTCGCCGTGGCGGTAGAAGTAGCCCGCGAGCAGAACCTTGTTTCCGAAGTTCAGGGTTGTGCTCCAGTTGCAGGCGAGGTTCTCAGGGGTGGTGGTCTCCGGCAGGCGGAAGGTTCTGGCGTTGTTCTTCATGGTGGTGCGCTCCCTTCGTTTTTGTTGTGTACATAATGCCATAGCCGGAGACGAAACAGGTGTAGTTGGAGATAACAGAACGCTAACTAATACACCCGCTTATTCAGCGGGCTGAGGACTGGGCCGGCCGTAGCGGAAAGCCGCGTCACCGGGAAGGTTCCCAAGCAGGTACTTGCGCAGGCCTTTATACTCATCACCGCCGAAGCCCATCCGCAGCATCCATACCCGCATGGCGAATTTGGGATTGTCTTCCTCACGGGGTTTGGATGTTATGCGCTTGCTGGCGTTGGCGAACTTGCACAGCCCGCTGATGAACTGGGAGGCATACATGAGCTCGTTCGGTTCAAGCTTTCCAAACCACGGAAAGCTGATCGCCTCATCAGTGAGCGTAATCTCCGTCTTCTCGATTCCGAAGGCCAGCCGGAGCAGCCCTTCTTTCGCGCAGACCAGCTTTTTCAGGTTATCGAAGCCTGCGTCGGTCAGGATGCTCCGCGGCATCGAAATCGTCATGGCGATTTCATCGTCCGTGCATTCATCCTCCTCAGAGGCATCAGCTTCCTCAGAAGGCTCGGCTTCTTCCGTAAGTTCGACTTCCTCGGTAGACTCAGTTTCCTCGGTGGGCTTAGCTTCTTCGGCAGGCTCGGCTTCTTCGGCAGGCTCGGCTTCCTCGGCAGGCTCGGCTTCCTCGGCAGGCTCGGCTTCCTCGGTGGGCTCGGCTTCCTCGGTGGGCTCGGCTTTCTCGGTAGGCTCGGCTTGTTCAGCTTCCTCAGTGGACTCCTCGTCCTCCCAGCCTTCCACCGGCTCGGCCTCGTAGCCGCGCTCGGCCAGCCGGTCGATCAGGTTCTCCACCAGCTCGCTGTCGGTGCGTTCGTTCAGCTCGATGTTGCCTTCCTTCGTGACGTAGACCACATCGATCTCGTAGGCCAAGCTGGGCAGTCCCATGTACTTGGGCTTGGCTTCCAGAATCTCAGAAACCGCCTTGACAAAGGGCTTGCGGGCATCCCCGCTCTGCTTGAAGTAGAATGTGAACATGGCGTAGACCTCCTTGGTATTATTGGGCTTTCTGCCCTTTGGGTATGGTGATCATAACTCTGTTCTGCACAGATATCCACGTCATGTGTGATAACAACAGGATACACATGTATCCTACAGCGAATCCGCCCAAACAATGCCGGCCATGATAAAAAACACTACAGGTTCCGAAACGCCATTACCCCAGAGTCTGTATTCAGCCCCGTCGGTATACGGATCGTTCAGCCATTTCACAATCTGGTTCCTGGTTTTCGGCTTACCGCCCGGATTAGTGATCCTACGGTATGTCTCGAAAACCTCCGCCCAGAAAGCGATATCCTCCTCGGTCGGCTCAGGCGTCTCCAGTCCCATGCACCACCAGTCCGGGAAGCCCTGAAGCCGCGCGCATTCGGTCGGGGTGAGCCTTCGAACACGATACTCGGCCGCGGCCTCATCCCGGTCATTGACCACAGCGGGATCCTTGTAATCCCGCGCCAGCAGCGGCGGCGACTTCTCCTCTTCCACCTGCGTGTAATAGCCGGTGGTCATGGCGTAGGTTTCAACGACAGCCATGCCGCCCTGATTGCAAGAAGGCGCGCCTCCGCCCTGATCCAGCGTCCGGGTCGTCTCCGCTTCATAGATGCCGGCCTTCGGATTATCCGACTTCCAGGCTTCGCTACTGTAGGATCCGATACCGAAAACCGTGCTCTCCGTGTGTGCGACGGCGCCAGCTCCGTTGGCCTGGATTGTTGGAGCGACCTCCTCATTTACAGAGAAGTTGAAATTGGCCTTCTCGCCGCCGCAGAATGCTTCCTTGCCGATACCATAGGAGGGCTCAAACACCATGGGCATCGTGTTGCCGCCACCACAGGTGTTCAGCGTATGCGCCACATCCCCGGTCACATCACCATTGTACCGGTCAAAGCCCTGCGGCACGGCGACGAGCCCCTGCGTGTTTCCTCCTGTGCCCCAGCGCCTGGTTATCGTCTGCGATATATCCGTCGGCTCGACCCTGACCCGGCCAGCTGTCGGGTTGCTCTCCAGCGCCAATGCTCCCGGTACAGTTCCGGCCCTCAG